TCAATATCCTAAAAAATTTATTTTCAAATTTCCATCTGGATAAACCACAATATTTTTAATCACTTGCCGCCATAAAGAACTTTTTTCCGAAATAGTTAGCTGTTTATATCCATCTCTAAATTCAGCAGTAGAGTAGTTATGCAGTGAGTTCAAATCAATTTTAGCAATTTTATTATCTCTTTCAGGTATTAAAAGTGCTTCTAATTCTTCTCTGTCTTTTTTATATTCCTCTAATGTTATAACCTCATTTAGATAAGCTTTTTTTAGTCTATCTATTTTCTTTTTTATTTTATCGTTAGTATTCTTAGTTTTTTTTACTTCGGGTTCTTGTTGCATTTTTACAGACAGCTCTTCTGCTTGTTTTTCAATATTTTCCAGAAGGAAATTTTCTAGTGTGGTTTCATATATGCCTTTTTTATTACTGCATTTTTTTGCGTTATTACGGTTTTTGGTGCATCTATATAAATGTCTTTCATTAGGGTTTGTCGTACCATCTTTGCGTACATATCGGCTAATAACCGCCGTGGCGGAATAATTACAACCACATTCACTACAAACTAACAATCCAGTAAACATATAGTCGCGTTTTTTATTCATACGAATATTTTTTGAAAGTTGTAATTGTACTCTTTCGAATACGTCACGATCAATAATAGGCTTACAAAAATTTTTATTATCTCGTAATTCACCAATGTATTTTCTATTAGTAAGCATTTGCCGAACGCTTTGATAATCTCTTGTCATGCTGAAATGATTTTCTAAATGTCTAACGGTGGCACGCATGCTGCCAGTTTCTAAATAGTACTGGAAAATTTCTTTTACTATTTTAGCTTTTTCATTCGGAACAAGATGCTTGTCTTTGATATCGTAGCCAAGCGGTACTTTTCCACTAACAACTTCACCTTTTCGTATTTTATTATCGAAAACGGCACGAATTCTTTCGGAAGTCATCTGTGCTTCAAGCTCAGCAAAACCCATTGATTGATTTACAAATGAACGACCCATTGCCGTTTCTGTGTTAAAGAAAGGTTGTGTAACGGCTAACCAAGTAACATTGTTTTTGTCTAGTATTTCTTGAATATTTAAATAATGACGTAAATTTCTAAACCATCTATCTAATTTTGTAAATAAGATCGTATCGATTCTTCCTTTTTTAACATCATCTAATAATTTTTGAAATTCATCACGATATAGTTTCTGACCTGAAATGCCATCATCTATATAAGTTTTGAATACTCTCATATTTCCTTGTTGTCTTACGTATTCATTTAAAGTGTGTTGTTGTTCATCCAAACTATCACCATGTTTAGCTTGTTGATCTGTAGACACACGTATGTATAACGCTACTTGTTTTATTTCATTTGCCATTGTTTCACCTCATTATTTTTGGTAAAATAGGCGTAACAAAATAAGCCTATTTTGGTTCTATTTTTAACGCACAACTTCTTGGTCGGAGGGTGCGTTATTTTTTTTATAGTTTATTGATCGCTCTTTAATGGTATTTCCATAGTTTTTGTTTTATCTAATGGGCTATATAAATAAAGAACAGTATATTTCGATTCGTCTTTTTTTGAATAAATAAGCGAAAAATCATAAATTTTGTCTTGAAAAGTGAATTTTCCTCCACCATTCATAACATTCTTGTATACTTCACCAGTATCGGCGTTAGTTTCATCAGGAAACTGGTTAACTTTGATGCTAGATAAATCAATTTTAAAATTATCAATTGCATAGTTTTTAGTTATTTGTTTTTCAGCGATGGTTGCAAACTCAGCTTTCGCATGACTATTTGTTTCAACTATACTATTATTAGTCTTGTCATAATCAACCTTAGTTTCTTCAGAATCAGTACACGCAGCTAATGAAATAATACTAATAACCGCTAATCCTAACATTGCTATTTTTTTCATTTTTAAATTAATCCTCATTTCTGTTATAATATTTTTATCAGCAAATCTCGAAATGAGGTATAAGTCCGTGTTGTCGCACGGGCTTTTTTATTTTAGATAAGTTTCTTGCCCCATTTTTAAATTATAATGTGTAATTACGTTAGAATAATTAAACTGACCATCGTTTTTTTCAATCAAACATTCGAACATATAATGTTCAGCTTCTGCTTCCATTTTTGATCTAAAAATAGGGATGTTGTATAGTGCCATCAAATCAGCATGATCTTTCACGTGCTTAAATTCATGATAAATTGCTTCTTCTTGTTCTTCAGTAGATAAATTTTGATTAACAAAAATCACACCATATTCTGATTCGAAGCAAGCTTTTTTGTGTAATGTAGTAAAGACCAACTCCACTTCATATTCTTCCACCAACTCTTTGATACTTTTCATATAGCACAACCTCTAAATTATTTTCCGAATCTTCCTTTTAAATAAGCACGAATAACTTCTCTATCATGATCATCCAAAGGCTCACCGTCAAAACTCATCACATTGTCTAAAACTTCATCCAAATCATCAGATTGCTTTGATTTATTAGAGACTTCACGACCTAATAGATAATCTGTAGAAACTCCAAAATAATTTGCAACAGCTTCTAATTTATCAATAGAAGGCTTACTTTTTTTCCAAGCATATAATGAATTTCGACTAAAATTTAACTTTTCTTCAAGTTCCACAATAGATATTTTCTGATTATCTGCTAATTTTTTTACTCTATCAAATACAGTCATATCAAGCTTTCCTCCATAAGCTTCGGAATTATCTATAAAAAAAAGTAGAAAATCAGTTGACATCTACAAAACTTTTTAATATACTATGTCCGTAAGCTAAATTATTAGCTAATAAGTTCGCAAATAAAACCGAGAAACAAACTAAAAAAATCGTTGGGGAACGGTAAAAGTGTTGTTTTACTAGGCTTAAAAAGTCTTATTTAGCTATGCACTTATTCTACAAAATATTATAGAATAAGTCAATAAATTTTATTAAATTAGCTAATTTTTTAGCTTGCGAATTAAAAATAAAAGGGAGTGAGTAATAAATATGTCACAAGACTTAGCGATTGATGTTAGAGCAGCTCTAATTCGTGCAGGCAAAAACCAATCTTGGTTAGCAAAACAACTGGGGATTTCAAGCCCTTACTTGTCAGATATTCTTCATGGTCGTAGACGTTCAGAAGAGCAAGTTCAGAAAATCAAAAAAATCTTAAATATCAAGTGAGGTGAATAAAATGGCAGATCAAGTAAATATTGATTTATTAGGTCAAGCATATTGTAACGTTATGACACGTAAAACAGGTATCACGCATACGTATACTATTAAAGGAAAGGACGATAAAAAACAAAATGAAAAAAATGTACAGAAACCTAAATAGGTTAACCTACGGATTATATATCTTTGGAGTAGGTTTATTGATTGGCACAAAAGCAGATGGAAAGATTTTATTGACTTACGCATTAATATTGATGACTTATAACCTTGTCGTTGAATTATGTTCATTTAATAGTTGGATCGCCGATAACGCTGGTGAACATTACAAGAGGAAACAGAATCGCGAGGTGAAGTAAATGAATGTATTCGACGTAATAGGAATAGTCGCAATTCCATTAGCTATCTTGTGTTTTCATAATTGGGTAATTAGTGAACGATTAAGTGAAGCTGAAAATCGAATAAATAGTTTAACCATTCAACAAATGAACTCACGACCAACATTTCAAGATAGTAGGACAGGAGCTGTTTTACCAACTCGACAACAAGCTATACCACCACATATGAAAACTAAGACTAAATCGGTTTTGAATGAACATGAAACTGAAATGGTTAAAGAAGTAGTACTAGAAAAAATCGATGTATTGAAGAATAATTTGCAATTTATGCAATCTAATCAACGTAAACACAATAGCGTTTATACATTAAATCAGCTTGAAAGACAATTGACTCTGTATGAAAGAATTTACAAAAAGATGTCTGATGATGAGGAATGAAAAGATGGAACAACAAATAAAGACCCACTTCGACGGCCATCAAAGTAGGTCAATTACAAATATCAAATTCAAGGAGAGTGTACCACATGAATAGAAAAATTAAAAGAATGATTATTGAACTTGAGAAAGAATGTAAGGCACAAAATGTTGAACTTCTTCTATGTGCCGCAAATTTTGAAACAGACCAAGGAAGTACTGCGTTTTGTGGTTCAGTTATCGGGTTAGCTATACTCTTGCAAAAATTATTAGGTGATCTAAAAGAGCAATTAAGCATAAGCGAATCTTGTGATTGCCCAGAATGCGTAGCAGAAAGAGCCGAAGATGCTGCAAATGAAAAATCTATGGATGAATTACTAACTGCATTTTTACGGGGTGACCTGCAATGATTGAAGTAAGAGGTTTGAGTGATGATGTTTACGAATTAATGTTAGCGAATGCTCAAAATAGAATTATTCAATCAATTCGAACTGCAGCAGCAAATGGTAATACAAGTTGCGTGGTGAATAGTAAAGGTCTTACATCAACGTTTTTATCTCAATTAGAAACAGAAGGATTTGATCACGTTGAACTTGAAGAAAACAAAACCAAAATATTCTGGGAGTGGTGAAAATGCCTGAATTTGATTCATTAGGAGCTAGACAAGAGCCGCCAGAAGAAAAAGAAGCATTAGAGCCAACATGGGAATATGACGAAGAAGAGGAGAAACAAATATGAATAGAAAGCAATTGATAATGAGAATGAGTTTAATGGATCAACGTGAAATTTTAGGTTTTGATTTAGATATTGAGGAAACAGCCTTGTACGATGAGTTAAAAAAGGTAATAAAAAAACATGGTCTTAGTTATGAACAAATAAATAGGGTCATCACTGTAATTGATGACCGCTATTTTGAAAATGCGGTTACTAAAAACCGTACTTTTTCTCAATGAGTTTTTCGAGTTCATCCTTAGATTTTTTAATGGGATATTTTTCAGCAGTTTCTTTAGATGCACCCAAAATAAAGAATGATGACGCAAAACCTTGTAACGTCGAAGAACCATCAATAGATTCTTGAACAATTGATAATATTTTCCAACCATGATCAAGCAAAAGATTTACAAGCTCTGTTTCACTAGTATCAATTTTTTCAACTCTATCAACATCATAATTCAGCAACATAATCACCTCACTTTTACGAATAGTATAACAAAGAATAGGAGCAAAAATATATGAGTAACGATTTAACACAAATGACACAACGATCTTTAGATGAACAAGTCATCGGAAATTTAAATAGATTGCAAGAGCAAGGGTTAGAAATGCCACCAGGCTATAGCCCGCAGAATGCTTTGAAAAGTGCTTTCTTTGAATTAACTAACAATTCAGGAGGGAACCTTCTTCAGTTGGCAGCTAACAACCCAGAAACTAAAACATCTATTTCTAATGCCTTGCTTGATATGGTCATCCAAGGATTATCACCTGCGAAGAAACAATGCTATTTCATTAAATATGGAAATAAGGTCCAGCTTATGCGCTCATATTTCGGAACCATGGCTGTATTAGATCGAGTAACAGGAGGGGCAGATATCACGCCTGTTGTAGTAAGAGAAGGCGATGTATTTGAAATTGCTATGGACGGACCAGACTTAGTTGTTGCTAAACATGAAACATCCTTCGAAAACCTAGACAACGACATCAAGGCTGCTTATGTGGTTATTAAGCTAGCAAATGGTAAAGAAGTAACAACGGTCATGACTAAAAAACAAATCGATAAGTCATGGAGTAAAGCAAAAACAAAAAATGTTCAAAACGATTTCCCAGAAGAAATGGCAAAAAGAACTGTCATCAATCGAGCTGCTAAATATTTAATTAACACTAGTAACGATAATGATTTATTTGTGCAAGCTGCTAAAGACACACTCGAAAATGAATTCGAACGAAAAGATGTGACACCAGAGCGAAAAGAACAAACAGCGGTACTCGAAGAAAAAATATTTACCAACAATAAAAAAGTTATTGAGCAAGAAAACGACATTGAACAAGCCAAACCAATTGAAAAAGAAGATTTAACGAAAGTGGCGGACCAAATTTTAGAAGAACCAGTTCAGGAAACTTTAGATGTGATGGCTGGTTATGAAACCAATCAGAAAGAGAGTGAAGCTGATGTCTCAACGATTGAAGAAGACGATTATCCTTTCTGACGAAAATTATTATTCAACTGAAGCGGACCTAGCTTATATGTCTGTCTCTCAATATAAAAAATTTCTTGAATGTGAAGCTGCAGCTCTTGCCAAGTTAAAAGGCGAATGGACACCAGAGAGTGATCCAAAAGCATTGCTAGTTGGTAATTATGTTCATTCTTACTTTGAATCACCAGAAATTCATGAAGCATTTAAAGAAGAAAATAAAAGCAAGATGTTCTCTTCAAGAAAACCGTTTGGCCTACTGAAAGATTTCCAAATTGCGGAGCAGATGATTGAAAGATTAAAACAAGAAGAAGCCTTTTTAAATATTTATCAAGGTGAAAAAGAAGTGATCGTCACAGGTGAAATTGGTGGTGCAATGTGGAAAGGGAAAATTGATTGTTTGAATTTAGAAGAAAAGTATTTTGTAGACATCAAAACAACCAAAGATATGCATGAGAAGAAATGGGATGAACGTTTAAACAGAAAAGCAAACTTCATTGAACGCTTCGGTTACGTGTTGCAAATGGCTGTTTATTGCGAACTGCTTCGGCAACAATATGACAAAAATTTTCTTCCTCTCATTGCAGCCGTTTCAAAACAAACACCTAGTGAAGCAAAACTAATCACTCTTAGTGAAGAAAAAATGATTTACGAATTAGAAGAATTAAAAGAAAACATCGAGCGTGTTGTGCGAGTGAAAAATGGCGAGGAAGCACCAGTTAGTTGTGGAATTTGTGAATATTGTAGAGGACACAACAAAATTACAAATTTTACCAGTATGGACGATTTATAGGAGGTGCATAACGAATGAATACTGGATATATAAAATTGTATAGAAAAGTGACTAATTCATTCGTTTGGACCAATTCTGATATGTTCAAGCTTTGGATACTCTGTTTAATGAAAGCAAGTCATGAAGATAGGAAGTTTTTGTTTAATGGTCAAGAAGTACGCTTGACAAGCGGACAATTCGTCACGGGAGCCCATGCGATAGCAAAAGAGTACAACGAAGGAGCGTCGAGTGACAAAGCGATTGCATGGCGAACGCTATGGAGATGGCTTAAGAAATTTGAAAATGAAGAATTATTGACAATCCAGTCAAACGCTAGATACAGCGTTATAACAATAAAAAATTGGTCTGATTATCAATCAGGTGACAAGCCGTTGACAAGCCAAAGACAATCGAGTGACAAGCCATTGACAACATACAAGAATGAAAAGAATGATAAGAATGAAAAGAATATTAATAACAACAATAAAGGGTCGTCCATTCGTTCAATTTGGGAAAATAACGGATTTGGATTGATGTCGTCTAAAACTATGACCGATTTTGATTATTGGATTTCTGATTTTGAAAAAATCGGAGCTAGTCAAAAAGATGCTGAACAATTAATTGTTAAAGCTATTGAAATTGCTATTGATGCAAACGCAAGAAACTATAACTATATCAATGCCATATTGAAAGATTGGGAACAAAGAGGGTTCAAATCTGTTGATGAACGAGAAGCGGCAAGGAAGCAAAAGAAAACAACCAAGCAACAGAAATCAAATACAGGTCATTCAGATTACGATGATCTTGGATTTTAGGAAGTGAAAGAATGAAGTCGGCATCAGATGGGTTTTCAAAAATGATTAAAACGTTGCTTTATATCACACCTGATCCATGTCCAGAGTGCGGAGGAAATCTTTATGCTTGGCGTGCAAAAAACAAGGATGGGTCCGATAGATGTCCGCCAACTTGTATGGAATGCGGATATAAAGCACGTAAAAAAGCAGAAGACCTCGAAACAGAGAAAATGTTTAACGATAGTTTGAAAGCTAGAGCGATTAATTACCTGAAATATAGCTCGCTTTATACCGACAAAAATTTAATTAATTGTCGTTTTAAAACATACAAAACAGTAGACACAGAAACCAAGCTTGCTTTTGAAATTGCAAATCGAGCCACAACTGAAATTCTTTTGAATAAACCAATTCATATGATTCTTTCAGGCAAAAGTGGTGTTGGTAAAAGTCATTTAGCTATGTCAACGGCTTGGGAAGTGTTGGAGAAATCAAACTATGATAAACGTTGTCTGTTCATTAGCTATGCGGAACTCTTAGAACAGCTAAAATTTGCGATGAAAGATGAACAAGCCAGAAAGACAATAACAGGAACCTTAATGGCAGAGATAAAAAGCGCTGATTTAGTTGTTTTGGACGACTTAGGGGCCGAGTTAGGCGTTAAAGGGAATGACAGTACCAACTTTAATAATGACACCTTAAATCGCATTGTAGAAGCTCGGCAGAATAAAGCAACAGTATTTACAACGAACTTAACAGGTAAAAAAATGAGCCAAGCTTATGGGGAGAGAATCCTTTCTCGCATCATGAGTAATTCACAAGGATTCGTGATGAAAATTGAGGGGACATCAGACAAACGAGTAGCAGGCATCTAAAATGCTATTTTTAGCGAATATATCCAGCGTAGAGCAGTTTTACAATCAAGTGAATATAAATAGATATAAAGAAAGAAAAACGGCTTAAAACGCATTTTAAAGCCTTAAAAACAAATCGATAGAAAGGGGGATCATTCAATGCCGTATGTAGTGAAAATTTCAGCCTATCTTGGCAAAGATGGTCGACCAGTAGCCAACTTAAAAGATGCTGTGCTATTTGAACAAAAAGAGACAGCAGCTATCGCAACAATCGTATCTGGCGGAACCGTTTCAGAAGTAAAGGAAGCCATCATAATGCCAGAAAAACCGAATAGGTATACAGCAAAATCTACCAAAGTAGATTTTAAAAAGGAACCAATTGAAAAAGCAACAAAAGATAACCAAGCTTGGATGAAAGGGGCTAAATGAGAATGAAGTGTGTTAGATGTCAAGATCAGCGTGTGATTTGGGGAAAAGACAGATTTAATTATGCAACACCTATTCCATGCCCAGAATGCAACAAAGATGGAAAAGCAGTTCGAGCGGAAACTGCAACCAAGGAAAGGGAGTTAAAACAATGCAATCACCAACAGCCCTGAATAAGCGAGGAAATAAAGTCACGATTGATGGTTACACATTTGATAGCCAGAAGGAAGCTAACTTTTATACAAAGTTTGTCAAAAATTGTGGGTTACCTTTTGAAGTTCATCCGCGTTTTAAACTAACCGAACTTACACCAACTGCGGATGGTATAGGCAAAATTTCGGCGATAGCTTATTCACCTGACTTCATCATAAAAAACTTAGATGGGAGTTGGAGACATGTCATTGATATTAAAAACTCTTTTGGCGTGTATGGCATTGACCAATCCGTTAAGATTCGTTTTCGTCTATTTGCCCTTCGATATGGTCATCCGGTTGAAGCGATTGTTGTTCGTGCTAGAGATTTTAAAGTGATCACACAAGGTGTAACTAAGCCTTTAAACGAAAAAAGACCATTCATAACCGATAATTTCGATTACGAATGGAAAGATGCAACTAATTATTAAACGAAAGTAGGAAAATAAAATGACAAAACAAGTAAATTTCAGACCAGAAGTGAAAAAAGTGACATCTAAATCAAACGGAAATATCGAAGTGCTATTAGTGGTTAGTAACGCTTCGTTAAAAGGAAAATATGAAAGTTTAAACGAATTTTTAGGCAAAACAGTATCAACGACTATTGAGCCAGAAACTGTTGAGTATAAGGTGCCAGTTAATAAGCAGACGAATAAACCAAATGTCGAATACGTTGTAAACAACGACGGAACAGTTGAAGTCCTAAAAGAAGAACAAACTTCTTTAGAAATGGGCGATGATGTGCAAGAAGTCGAAGAAGTTGCTGTGCAAGTATCGAAAGAAACTATTGACGAATTCATCAAGAAGGCAACGACAATCGAATGGCCAGAATCAGTAACAATCAACGTTCGTGGCGTGTTGCATCGAATCGATGAAGGAGAAGCGCTAGAAGAAATTGCGGCTGATCATGATGTTTCAGTTGATAATCTAATCAACCAAGTGGAAATCGCGCGCCAACATTTTGCGCCATTTGCTGATTCTTGGAGCAAAAACAAAGAGAATATCATTTTCCCAGAAAAGACAGTTGAAGATGATGAAGAAGAAAGCGGAAGGGGTTAAAGGATATGTGCTATTACGATATAAACTATGGTGAATACGATCGCTTTAAAGAATTGTTGATAAACAAACGTATTGTGGAATGGAATGAAGATATTCTAATTTTAGAAGATGGAACAAAAATTACCATTGAATGTTCTGAACAAGATTGCTGTGCGGGAGCTTATGGCAAATTTAAAAATGTAAAATTGGACGCTGTGATAACGAATGTTTCTTTGCCAGAAATTACCAATATTCCTGATGACGATACGGTTGTTAACCAAGCAAAAGTAACAATTTTCCACAACCAAAATCCAATTGCTATTGCTGATTTTTATGCTGATGCTGGCAATGGTGGCTATTACTATAGTGTTGCCTCTTTTGTTATTAAAGATATTCACTATAAAGTTGTTGAAGCATAACGAAAGTGAGTGTTCATTTTGCTGGAGATTTATTACACGCCAACATCCGCAATAATTGCGGATGCATTGGCTAAAACATATGAAGTCGTTTCTTTAGAAACAGCTAGAAATATTGCCAAGAAATTTAAGGCTAGTTTAAAGCAGAAAACGGACCTTTATGTGATCGAGGGAATTTTGATTGATGCTGGTTATAAAAATGAGCCAGTGAGTTTGTAAGAAAGCGAGTTAAGAAGATGATTCCAAAATTCAGAGCATGGGATAAAAAAACAAAAAAAGTGAGAGACGTGTTAGTCATTGATTGGCTAAATGGTTTAGTTGATTTGTCAGAAGGCAATATAGACTATGATATTGAAAATGATGTGATTCTAATGCAATCAACAGGATTAAAAGACAAGAACGGCGTTGAAATTTTTGAGGGTGATTTAGTATATTACATTCCTTTCGAATCGCATATAAATAATAGCATCATTGTATTTGAAAAAGGCTCATTCTGCAAAAAAATGTTAAGAAATGGAAAATTAACATCTGTTAAATTCATTGACAGCGAAGAATATGAAGTTATCGGAAATATCCACGAGAACCCAGAACTATTGGAGGTCGCAGAATGAGTAAAAAAGCCGTTTGGTTATCAGATATTGAATTCATTGAGATGCATAGTAGCGATTGGGAAAGATTGGAAAGTGAAGCGTTTGAGGCAGATGAAAGTGTGCAAGCGCAGCTCAACGAAAATCAGCAGATTGTGCTGGATTGGTTGAAAAATGACATGCTAGACGATTCCGATTTTTACAACACAATATATAATTCTAGGTTCTTACATGTTAATGGAGAGCCGCACCGAAAAGAAAATATAGCATTCATGAAATTGAAAAACAAAGAGTTGGCACAAGTTATCCAAGCATTTAGCCAGTGGGCCCTTGAACAGGAGGAAGAGTGATGTTCAAATGTGTGGCTGTAGTAAATGATTCGACAGGTGAATTTGCATATATACTAAGCGACTATATTTCGAGATTCCCATCAAAGGTTCCTGTATATGCAACAAATATTGAACAGTTAAAACAATATGGAGAATTTTTCGAGAACGAATTATATAAAGTGGAAACGTGCGATGGTTTTTATCATATCGTAAGCTCAGAAAAATATTCGTTTATTTTCGATGAACAGGAGGAAGCGAAATGAACCAAAGACAGAAAAAGAAAAGAATGACAAAAGCCTTAAAAATTTTAAATCAAGCAGAGGTCGTTGAGTGCGACTATGACTCTGGTGGTATTTTATATATTGCAATCGAAAACAGTATTGAAAATATAAACATTCTAAAAAAAGCATGTGGTCTGTTGAATATTAATAAAAAACAATTTTTAAAAGATTGCAATGAACGAGAAATGACTGCTGAAAATTTAGATTTAGCGAGAGGATTGTACCACTTTATACGCAAAGAGCCAAAAAAATTCACCACTTTTCATAGTTATGGGAATGGATTTTCTTTGATTCGTTTTTGAATGAAGGAGGAACAGCGATGAATAAACAAGAATGTCAAATATGTGACGGGAATTTTTATTTACAAGACGAATTAGGCGGAAAATGGATCATAGAAAATAACGTGCTAATAATCAAACAAAGGTTTCAAGGGTATGCAGGCGGCATGTGGGAAGAAGAGACTAGATCGCGGAAAATTAATTATTGTCCGATGTGTGGTCGAAGATTGATTGAAAGGTGATGGTGGTGAATGAATACAAGTAATTATACAGGCGTCGCAGAGAACCTAATTCAAAGCTTTGGAAGTTTAGCAGAATCAATTAGAAAAGGATTGGGGATTTTTAGTGAAAAAGAGAACCGACGAATTCACTATTTATACAGTAAGGGATTTTCTCTTGAAGATGCGAAGATCGTTGCTAAGTTGGAAAACGGGTATGCCGTTTCGTACAAAGAGTTAAAACGATTTGCGAAGTTATTATAATCAGGAGGCTGAATAAATGGAAACTATCTTGTATATACTGCTGCTTATGTGGCTTAGCTTTTTAATTGGTTACATTGTTAGCGCCACAAATATCATAGAAAAATAAAAAAGCCAACCGACCACTGGTTGACTAAAAAGAATATTTTACCAGAAAAGTGGTAGCTTGTGATATGTGAGGTTACTTTGCCCCAAACATTGGTCACAATAAAAATATTTTATCATGAGTAAAGAAAGCTGCCAATAAAAAAAGCCGGATTCCTCCGACCGTTGGTAATATTCTCGACACGAATATTATACCACAATGGAGGAATCAAAGGATGGTACTTTTTGACGTAAAGAAATATGAAACACCAGATGCAAAAGATGTAGATATGGAACAAACGAAACATAACGTCAGTGTATTCCTGTCTGCCTATCTTGCTGCTAGATGTCGTGTTGGCCAGCCGAGGGAACCAAAAGTAACAGCTTCATTCTCTTTGGTTCCACCATCAACGGCTAATAACACTTTTGAAGCCGAGCAGATGTTAATCCAGAAAGAAGAAGCACAAGAAGAGTTTGATTACCTTCATAAGCTTTTTGTTAGAGGCTATTCTGCAATTCAGCATCCGCACAAACCAGATGTTACCGAGCGAAGAAAAAGAATTTTCTATGACCGTTATATCAACGGCAATCCAATCTATCTAGCAGCGCAACGAAACTGTATTAGTGAAGAATCAGTAAAACAAGAATCTAATATGATCATTGTTCAATTTGCTTCGGCACTGGAACTGGTTGCTTTTAAGTAGCCATTTATTACACTTTTTATACCTCTTTTATACACTTTATCTACACTTCATATACCTTTGAAACGGGTTATTATGATAGTGTCAAAAAAATAAGAAATGCGACACACTTACACAAATACATTAACGGAACGATTGCCTACTTATTTTTTTGATTTGAGATTACAAGGAAGTAAAAAAATTCTACTTTCTTCGTTTAGTCACTTGTGATCTCATTTAGATTCTCTCGCAAACCACAAATCATAAAACTAAAGAAGTGAGGTGAATTTCCTCTCTCTTTTTTCTACAGGTTTGCGAGTGATATATTTTGGCGATTGCTAGCGTAGCTTATGTAAAATTAAAGACAGATAGAAAGGAAGATTTATATGTTATTGCAAATTGATAAGTTTAATAAAAAAGAATTAGAAGGTAAAGAAGCAGCGAAACTTTTAGTGGACTATATCGGAGGGGTTTCAGGGACTTCTTGTGATAGTAATGCAGTTACAGTTTTTAACATGAGTAACCCGATTATCATTACATTTGGTAAGGAGCAAACAACTGCAATTAACCTGCCATATTACGAAGATTTTAAAATTGTTGCAGTATGGCTCTTAAATGATGAAGGTAAAACACTCAGAAAGTTAATTTAGTAATTAAGACGGCAGCTATTCATTTAGTTGTCGTCTTTTCATTTTGAAAGGGGATAAGTAAGACAATGCGTGTATTAATTAGAAGTTCAGCATCTGGTAAAGAGTACTGGGATACTGAAGAAAAAAGAAATGTGTTTGTACCTAAAGGTCAAGAAACTGATTTTGAAGTTACTGAAAATCCTGAATCAATGCTAAGTAAAGAAGCTGATTTACATGTTGGTGGATTACCAATTACTGTAGGGAATGTAACGGTTGATACTGATGGAATTAAGTATGAACAGTCAAATGACGAACCAATCGATAGCGATGGTCATACAGAAATGGATATGGCTGGTGATGCAGGTACTAATAATGATGAATTGTCTTTCGATAAGATGTCTGTAAAAGAATTACGTGAATATGCGAAACGAAATGATATTGAAATTCCAAGTGCTGTTCGTGTAAAAGCTGAGATTCTCAATATTATTAAAGAATCTGAATAATGCGCTATTGCCAGTTTGAAGGCTGTTCTAACACAACAGAAAGAGGTGCCTATTGTTCTGAACATGCTAGAAGTTCGAGAAAAAAGAAGAAGCAAGGCAATGTTTATCATCATGAGAACAAATCGTTTTATCGAACGCCAGCATGGCGAGACATGCGCGAGGTTATTTACGAACGTGATAGAGGGTGTTGCAAACGTTGCGGCAAATTTGTTTTCGGTCGAAAAGCACATGTGCATCACATTGTTCCTATCAAAAACAATCCATTATTAAAGCTTGATCCAAACAATTTAATTCTTTTATGTTCTGAATGTCATCCGATTGTAGAGCAAGAAACGGAAACCAAAAAAGTTTTTCCGTCTTATTTTTAAATGAAGCCCCCCTATCAAATTGAATTCAAATTTTTCTCTGGGAGATAGGGTAGAGGGAGTCACGCGTATCGTTAGGTCAAAATTTCAAAAATAAAAAGGGGGTGTATAAAAAATGACCACTAAAGCGCAACGTAAAGCGATTGTTGATGAAAAAGTTAATCATGAAAAAGCACGAATTTTAGAAATTATGCGCAAGTCTGATTTATACACTATTACTCTTGATCCATTGATTGAGTCATATTTGGATATTTTTGAAGTTTACCAATACAAGTACATGTTGTGGAAAGAAAAAGGTTTTCCAGAAACACAAAAAACAACAAATAAAGCTGGTGCTACAAACAACAGTAAGCATCCGCTGGCACAACAAGTCGAAGTTTGGGCCGATAAAAAGATGAAAGCTTTAGATTTATTAGGATTAACAAATAAAGCAAAAGCAGGTAGACAAATTACTGGTGGTTCAACAGCCAGAGCAGATGAAGAAATAAAACGACCAGAAGAAAAACCTGTTGATGAATTGGCTAAACATCGAAATAAATGGCGTAAAAAGGCAGGTAATGAAACATGATTGAACATGGTGTAAATTATGCCGATTTATTTGCGAAAGAAGTTAGAAAGCATCCTAAGAAATATCCAAAAACGGTTCGTTTAGCAATAGATCGTTGGTATCGATGGAAGAAACGAAAAGATATTTGGTTTGATATTGATCGTGCAAATGAAATGATGGACTGGGTAGAATCCTTTATTGTTCACACGAAAGGCGACATGGTAGGCAAACCATTTCTTTTAGAGCCGTGGGAAAAATTCATTTATTCTTGGATTTATGGTTGGGTAAAGGAAAATGAAAAAGGCCAAGTCGTCCGTGTCACTCGGGAAGCATATGTACAAATACCAAAGAAAAATGGGAAAACATTAATAGCCGTAGGTGCGTTGGGATATGCGATGTATGGCGAAGGTGCTTTATCTGTCGATTGCTATGCATGTGCTTCCGATTTTGCTCAAGCACAATATGCTGCTAAGCCTTTTGCCGCTACTATTCTAAATAATCCTGTGTTATTGGATGGAACTAAAATATTTAAAGGTCCAAAAGGTACCGTTTCAAGTATTACGTATGACTATTTACATGAAGAAATGGCTTATACAAACAAGTTCATTGTTCAAACAAAAAATATTGACAACATAGAGGGTTCCAATCCATATTTTGTTTTAAACGATGAGTTGCATAAACAAGAAAAAATGGAACAGTACGACAACTTTAAGTCAGCACAAATTTCATTGCCGCAACCGTTAATGTTTAATATTTCAACAGCTGGTAAGGGAAGTAGTTCAGTTGGTATTCGCGTCTATAAAGAAGCAAAAGAGGTCTTAAAACGTGATGACAATGATTCAAACTTTGTTTTAATTTATGAGCCAAATAAAAATTATGATTGGACAGATAAAAAAGTTTGGGAAATGTGCAATCCTAACTGGGGAATATCTGTTGATTTGTCTGCTTTAGAATCAGCCTTTAAAACTGCGCAACGTTCCGCTCACTCGAAAGCTGAATTTTTAACGAAGCATTTAGATGTGTTTGTTAATGGTGCGGATAATTTCTTTGAACAAGATCAAGTGGAACCTTGTTTGGTTTCTTCAAATGAATTAGGAAATTTAAGCGGTGAGCCATGTTGGATTGGTTTGGACTTATCTAAAAGCCGAGATTTAACTTGTGTATCATTAAATTTTCCTACATGGGATGCCGAAGGAAAAGCTATACTCAAAGTAAAACAATTATATTTTATTCCTAGTGAAAATATTGACTTTCGAGAAAAGGAAGATAATGTGCCGTATTCTGAATTAGCAGAACAAGGATTTGTTGAATTCTGTGACGGTAAGTTAATTGATCAGGAACAAATATTTCATTTCATTGAAGATTGCATGGATTTTTATGATGTTCAACAAGTCAATTATGATCCAGCGATGAGTGACCGATTAGTTGAAAAATTGGAAAACTTAGGCTTGGAATGTATACAAGTTGATCAGTACGCAAGAGTATTGAATTCACCACTTGAAGATACCGAACGATTATTTTATGAGCAAAGGATTATGTTTGATAATCCTTTATTTTTGTATTGCGCTTTAAATGTGGTTGTCAAAATGGATTTTCAAGGTCGTAAAGTGCCAAGTAAAAACCAGTCAAAGAGAAAGATCGATGGATTTGTGGCCTTTCTTTGTGCGCATAAAGAAACAATGGATCAAATGATTGATGTGAATGAGGACGACATGGACGATTATTTAGATTCAATCTATCGATAATAGAAAGGCGGTGAGAAATTGAAGTTAAGAGATAGATTTTCAAATGCAGTATATGGATTTTTAGAAAAACGTGGATGGATTGAAGATATCTATGGAAACTCAACAAGATATTCGCAACGTTATGTTAATGATTCATCAATTATGGAATCGTCCGATGTGTATGAGTTGGTACAAGATATTTCAAATCAAGTTGCGTTAGCTGAACCAGTAGTGATTGGTCCTGATGGCGAGGAAGTGAAAAATCATTTCTTGTTAAATATATTAAGAAAACCGAACAATTATCTAACTGGTTTTGAATTTGCAAAACTAGAAACAAACACATTGCTAATTAATGGGGAAGCTTTTCCAATTACTGATAATGATCAACTGCATTTAGGTTACGGCGTACAAACAACCATTGATGATCGTTTAATTGAAAAATTTTCAATGAATGGTCAGCCAATACCAGGAAACATGATTCGTCATATAAAAAATATTGGTGTTGATTCCTTAAAAGGTGCTGGAATTATCGATCTTGCAAAAAGCACACTAGAAGGCGTTCTAAGCGCTGAAAAAGTTTTGACAGATAAATATACTAAAGGCGGTTTACTTGCTTTCTTATTAAAGCTGGATGCTCACATTAATCCGAATAACAGCGCCCAACAAAAAATTGTAAAAGCTATTTTAGATCAGTTGGAAGGCGTTCAGGACGATAGTAATCATTCAGTTAAAATGATTCCGCTTGGAAAAGGTTATTCTATTGATACTTTAAAAAGTCCTGTGGATGATTCCGCTATTCTTAATTATTTAGGTGTTTATAAAAAAGACTTAGGGAAATTTTTAGGAATAGATGTAAATACCTATCAATCATTAATGAAATCAGATATTGAAAAAGCGATGATGTATCTTCACAATAAAGCAATTAAACCAATATTAAAGAACAAGAGCGAGCATTACTCAGCTCTTTTTTTTACACCTAATTCTGGCTATCGAGTGGAATGGAAAATTAATATTTTGGATTTTGTACCGTATTCTACCAAGACAAATATCGGATATAACATTGTGCGAACTGGTATTACAAGTCCTGACAATGTAGCAGAAATGCTTGGTTTTCCTAAACAAAATACTGCAGCAACACAAGCTGTCTATATTTCAAATGATCTGACAGAAATTGGCAAAAAGAATGCTACAGATAACTCGTTGACAACAGAGGATGACTTGAAGGGAGGTGATAAGAATGAAGAAGCATGAAATTCGGACATTTGACATCACTAACCTCACCACAAGAAGTGAAGAAGATAGTCAAACACAGATTGTTACTGGCTATGCAGCCGTATTTAATAGCCCGACAGAGTTATGGGATGGGCTGAATGAAGTAATTAAGCCAGGTGCCTTTAGCCGTGCTTTAGCAAATTCCGACGTGCGTTGTTTATTTGATCATGATTGGGGCAAAGTACTAGGGCGTACAAAAAGCGGAACTTTGAAACTTGAAGAAGATGATAAGGGACTACGATTTGAAGTTGAGTTGCCAAACACAACAATCGCAAATGATTTGATTCAATCGATGACACGTGGTGACATCAATCAGTGCAGTTTTGGGTTTTATCCTACGGAAGAAACTTGGGATTATAATTCCGAACCAGTACTAAGAACCATAAATGAAGTCGAATTATATGAAGTTTCTATTGTTTCGTTACCTGCTTACGAAGATACAGAAGCAGCGTTATCAAGAAACAAACAAGAAATGAAGCAAGATATTAAAACTAGAAAAAATTTAATTAAAAAAATCAAAACAGCGCTTGAAGCGTAGGAGGAAAAAACATGAACAAAAAATTATTGCGTCAATTACAAGCTCGCCACGAGCAACGATTAAGTGATTTAAAAGGTCAAATTGAATCTGGAGAAGTACGTGAAGCGGATTTGGATTCAATTAATGAAGAAATTGATGGTTTAATTGATGAATTAAAAGGTATTAAAGAAGAGCTAGATGAAGTATTAACTGATGAAGAATCAAGTGATGAAAATAATGATTCAGAAAATAGTGATACAACAGCAGCTACAGCAACAGATACAGATGGTGAAGGCCGTTCTACTGAAGTTAAAGAAGAAAATCGTTCAGGAATGATTAGCCAAGAACAACGAGATGGATTGCTTGGTTCTATCCGTAATGGTATGCAAGCGCGAAATACTTTGTCTAAAGAAAAACGTGAGAAAGAAATTCGTAAAGCATTTGCAAATTTTGTTGTTGGAAATATTACAGAGCAAGAAGCACGTTCATTAGGTATTGAAGCAGGTAATGGTTCAGTAACTGTACCAGAAGTTATTGCATCCGAAGTAATCACCTACGCACAAGAAGAAAATTTATTACGTAAGTACGGAACAGTCAAGCGTACTGCTGGTGATGTGAAATATCCAATTCTTGTTAAAAAAGCAGATGCTAATGTAAATAAAAAAGAACGTAAAACTGACATTGTAGAAACTGCAATTGAATTTGATGAAATTTTACTTGATCCATCAGAATTCGATGCATTGGCAACTGTAACTAAAAAGCTATTAAAAATGTCTGGTGTTCCAGTAGAAGATATCGTTGTAGAAGAATTGAAAAAAGCGTATGTTCGCAAAGAAATTAACTATATGTTTAATGGTGATGATGCAGGTAATGAAAACCCAGGCGCCCTAGCTAAAAAAGCTGTTGCATTTGAAAAGCCTTTAGATTTAACAGCGCCAGGTGCTGGTCAAAAATTATATGATGCGTTGATTGAATTTAAAAATACGCCAGTAACAGAAGTAATGAAAAAAGGTCGCTTTATTATTAATCGTGCGGCTTTGACTGCTATCGAGAAAATGAAAACAGATGATGGTTTCCCATTATTACGTCCATTTACTCAAGCAGAAGGTGGTATTGGTTATCAGTTAGTTGGTTATCCAGTTGATTGGACCGATGCAGCAGATAAAAAAGGTGAACCAGATACACCAGTATTATATTTCGGTGATTTTTCTGCTTTCAAAATTCAAGAAGTTATTGGTGCGTTAGAAATTCAAAAACTAATTGAAAAATTTTCTGGTAAAAATCAAATTGGTTTCCAAATTTACAATTTGTTAGATGGTCAATTAGTATACTCACCATTTGAACCAGCCGTTTATCGTTATGAAATTACTAAGCCAGCTGCTGGCGGTGAATAATTATGAATGAAGAAACTAAAGAATTATCTTTAGAAGAAAAATTCAAAGCACATATTCATTTTGAAGAGGGCATGGATACTTCTATGCTCTCTTTTTATTTAGATATGGCAAAAAATTATGTAAAAACTGCAACTGGAGGGCAAGAAGAATACTTAATTTTAATGGTTGCAGGAATTGCCTATGAGTATCGTATTTCAGAAGATGAATTAGATAAGGCAATAAATGCAATCACACCATTTATTATTCAAGGAGTGATTCAACATGCCGAAGAGACAAACCAATAATCTGCATTGGAAAGCTGAATTGTTGAATATTGAAGTAGCGCTTGATTTAAACGATAGGCCAGTTACAGTTTATAAATCGAAAAGAAATCTGTTCTACGAAGATATTGGTGTGACCGCACAAGAAAAATATCTTTCACAGCAAGCGAAAACGGACGTTGTTAGACGAATTAAAGTGAGATTGGATAAATCCATCACTGAAAAGTTTAGTGCCGTTAGAATCGATTCTGTGACTTATAAAATAACTCGTATTTATACAGATATAGATAAACGAGAAATGGAGTTGAGTTTGGCTTATGTCGATTAGTTTTGAAAAATTAAGGGCAACACTAAAAACAGTAGGTGTACCTGTGACACGTGACAAAGCGGAAAAAGGAACGGACTATCCATATATCGTGTATTCCAATGTTAGCAAAGGTAAAAAGATGGCTTCCTCTAAAGTTCATAGGCGATTGCCATATTATCAAATTTCTTTCTATACAACAGGTACAGAAAAAGATTTGACGGATTTAGAAAATGCGTTGGAAAACGCTGGTATTCCTTATGCTGATTTTGTAGGTATTCAGGGTGATGAAAACGATGATACAGTGACGAATTTTTATACGTATGTGAGGTGTATAGAAGATGCCCAATAATAATGGATTTGCAGATATGGCAGACTATTTGGGAACTCTTGCACAGGTAGATCCTACAAAATTGTCTTTGGAATCATTAACGGATGCAGCAAATTTTTATAGAGAGCAGTTGCTGCCCAAAATACCTAAATCACTATTAAAGAAAAAACATATGGCTGATCAGGTAAAAGTCATTATTGAAGATGACCAAGTACAAGTTGCGTTTGAAGGGACTGCTTTTTATTGGCGATTTGCTGAAAATGGAACAAAGAATCAAAAAGCCCAGCATTTTGCTAGTGGTACGTTTGAACAAAATAAAGATCAGATTGAAAAAATCATGACACAACAAATATTAGATTTATGGGAAGGATGAGTAATTTGGGAAAACAAGATGTGTATTATTTTGAAGGGCTAGATGACATCTTAATTGCCATGATGGCAACGCCTGATGAAGTTGGGGTTGCACCAACTTATAGCGAAGTAATTAGACTGGCTATTGCAACAAAACTTGCCATTAAGGGAAATGGCTCAGCGCTAGTTAAATGGGCATCAAGTAAAATGTTTCGCCGTGTAAGTCGCGAGACAGAACACGAGATTGGATTGGATCATGTGGGGATTCCTATCGAAGTAATGGATGAGATAAAAGGTTTGCTTGCAGAAGCAGGCGTTACATTTGGAAAAAATACGGCACGTGAATTTCCTTACTTTGCATTTGGATTCATTGGAAATATTGAAGGCGGAGGAAAAAAAGCAGTTTGGTATCCAAAAACACAATTATCCAATGTCATTGATGAAGAATATGCAACTGCAGAAGATGACACAAAAATTGACGATGTAACTGCTAATTTTGTTGCTAACGGTTTGAAGTATAACAACGTTATGTATGCAAGTTTCGATTCTAACCGATTAAGTGCAAAACCAGGGGACTTTGAAAAATTCATTGCACAACCTATTTACGATGAAGAACAATGGAAAAAATTAGTAACTCCATCAACGCCAGGGGGTGGTGGTGAATAATGGCAAAGTTAGCTGATTATGGGATTGTCGTTTCAGACACACCAACTGTCACAATTAAAGGTCATCAGTTCCCGATCTTGTTAACCATGGAAACCATGGAGTATATTGCGGATATTTATGATGACGACTATTCAAAATTTGAAGAAGATATGAATGCAATGCTAAACAAGAGCGGTGGACGTATCTCTTCAAAAGATTTATCTGCTTCAGATTTAAAGATCATGCGTGCTTTAATTTACGGCATGTTAAAAACTGGCGGATTAGACGAAACACCAGAAACAATTTTTAAATTCTTAGGAATGAATTCTACGGTTGTTGAAGTATACGGTGCCTGCATGGAGGTATTTACAGAACAGAATTTTCAAGTTGATGATGTAAAAAAATCCAAGAAGCCACAAGATTATCAAACTCCGCAACAAAAGAAAAACAAAAAGAAAAAACACAAACGGAAGTAGGAACGCCATGGGCGTTTTATCTGTATGTAGCCCTTACTCTTTTAGGTTGGAGTGAGGGTTTCTTTTTGAAATCAACACCGAACTTGTGGCTTAAGTCATACATACAGTGGTTAACGAGTAATACGGAGTTTGAACCACCTGCAAGTGTGACTATGGATAAAAGTCCTTGGTGGTAGGAAAGGAGCGCTAACGTGTCAAAGAAAGAATCTGATGTTGTCTTAAATTTTAAGACAAACGGAGAAGTCAATTATTCTCGAACAATCAAAGATATCAACAAAGAAATGAACTTAGCGGCTACCGAGTACAAAAACCAGGTATCCGCAATGGATAAAAATGCAACACAAACAGAAAAATTAACGGCAACTAAGAAAAAGCTTGAAAAGCAATTATCTTTAGCCGAACAAAGAACCAAATTATTGCGTGAGGAATACGAAAAATCAGTTAAAGAAACTGGTGAATATTCAGAGCAATCACAAAAGCTTTACAAACGCTTGTTGGAATCAGAAACAGGTGAAAATAAATTACGATCTGCATTAGAAAGTACCAATGAAGCTTTGAAAGAACAAGGTGACTTGTCTGTTAAGACTGCCGAGAAGCTAGCTAAAATTGAAAAAGCTGGGGACAAAATGAAATCTGTCGGTAAGAAGATGACTGTTGGTTTAACAGCACCGATCATGGGAATTGGCGCCGCTTCTATTGCTGCATTTAAAGAATTAGATGACAGTTTGGACAGTATCACAACTGCCACTGGTGCTACAGGAGAGCAACTAGAATCATTGCAAGACAGCTTTAAAACAGTAACTGGCCAAATTCCAACAGATATGGAAAATATATCAACTGGGATTGGTGAAGTGAATACACAATTTGGTTTGATGGATAAGCAATTAGAAGATACCACAGGCCGAATGCTTAAGTTTTCAGAAATTAATGGATCAGATGTTTCTCAATCCACTATAAATGCCAAAAAATCAATGGACCTTTTTAGGTTGTCTATTGAGGACTTGCCAATGATTTTGGATTCAGTATCTAAAACTAGCCAAGATACAGGAGTAGGGGTAGATCAGTTGTTTGATGCAGTAAATAGAGGCGCGCCCCAACTCAAAGCGATGGGACTTGGTTTTTCTGAATCAACTACTTTAATAGGTCAAATGGAAAAAGCTGGTATAGATTCGGCAGGAACGCTTGGGTATTTAGCGAAAGCTAGTGTCGTTTATGCAAAGGATAACAAAACTATGCAGGATGGATTAAGCGGAACAATTGAATCTATTAAAGGTGCAACAACTGAACAAGAAAAACTTACTATTGCAAGCGAAGTATTCGGAACTAAAGCTGCATCAAAAATGGTAGAAGCAATTGATAGTGGTGCATTGTCAATGGATGGATTAGCAGATTCAGCTAAAAATGCGGCTGGCACTGTAGATCAAACATTTAATGATATTTTGGATCCAATCGACCAAGCGAAAATTGCACAGAATCAATTTAAAATTGCAATGGGTGAGCTTGGTGAGCAAGTGCAAATTGCGCTTCTTCCTGCTTTTGAAGCGGCAAGTAACGCGATTCAAAAGGTTTCAACGTGGTTTAGTGGATTGACCGACAATCAAAAGCAAACAATTATTACCATTGCAGGTGTAGTCGCGGCCATTGGACCAGTATTGGTGGTTTTAGGAACACTTGCTAGTTCCATTAGTAGTCTGATTCCAGTAATTACCTTTATTGCTTCACCTATTGGAATTGTAATTGCTGCACTAGCTGCTTTTGTTGCTGGAATAGTGATTGCTTATAACAAAGTAGGATGGTTTAGAGATTTTATCAATGCGTCCTTTAATGTGATCAAAGATATAGTGGTTGGTGTATTCAAAGTTTTAGCAGATACGACAAAGTCTACTTTTGATTTCATCACAGGCTTTATTGGCGGCGCTATGGATGGTGCTGCAAAAATTATTGGCGATTACGTAAATGCAATTAAGCGTATTTTTGGCGGTATCGTTGATTTTGTAACGGGAGTATTTACTGGAGACTGGTCAAGAGCGTGGCAAGGTGTTGTTGATATTTTTGGCGGAATTTTTGAAGGAATTGCTGCAGTAGCAAAAGCACCAATTAATGCCATGATTACTCTAATTAATGGTTTTTTAGGTGGTTTAAACAATATCAAAATACCAAAATGGGTACCTGGCGTTGGTGGCAAAGGCTTTAGTATTGCACAAATTCCATATCTTGCTGAAGGCGGTCATATGATCAATGGCCAAGCAATCGTTGGTGAAGCTGGTCCTGAATTATTAACAGCAAAAAATGGCAAGACTACAGTCACACCACTTTCACAAGAAGAAAAAGCTCGCGGGATTGGTGGGGCCTTGAAAGGCGGAAAAACTATCGAACAACATGTTTATTTTGGCCAAGTGGATGCAAATAATCCAAGCGAGTTAGATCGGATGAATCGCAAACTATATAAAGCAAGTGCGCAAGCTTTCTATGACTTAGGGGGTGTGCCAACATGATTTTTATGAATCGTGATGAACCTAATTTCATTTGGAAAGGTTTGAATGCAGTTCGTGATATGGGATGTATCATCGAAAATGAACTGCCAGACATTTTACCAAACAAGCGATATGATACGTATTCCATCGTTGGCAGAAGTGGTGAATTTAATGAAACGTATAACGACTATGAACCATTTGATTATGAAATTGAGGACGTAACTATTCCTTATGATAACTTAAAAGAAGTCAAGCGTTGGTTAACTGGTAAAAGCAAGCTTATCACTCATAATGACGAGGACAAATATTTAGATGCTATTTGTACAATAAGCAAGCCAATCTCATTCAAAAATGAATGGGGTGTTTTTTATACCTTTAACATTGAATTTAGATGCCAACCTTTCAAGAGAAAAGTAAATGAACAGCCTGTACTAATTAAAACAAAAACAGTTGAAATCACTGATCACGGTGACGAATCAGCATTTCCTTATATCGAGATTTATTCAAAAGGCGGCGATATTACGTTAAGCGTTGGTAGTAATTCACTAACGATTTTACGTACACAAACAGGAATCGTCACTATTGATAACGAAAAAGGGAAAGTGATACAAGAAGGGCTACCACTATTTACTCGTGGTAGTTGGATAGAAACGAATCCTGGTCAAAACACATTAAACATATCAGGGAATTTCACAGAAGCTAAGCTTTGGAATAGGAGCGCGTATTTATGACACAAAATTTTATTTATGCATATACGGCTATTCCTGAAAATCTAAATGATAACGGGATGGCTTTGCCAGATTGGCAAGATTTACCAGAAATTAACCGTGTGTTAAATGGTGCGTATCGATTCTATGGTAACTATGCAAGAGATGGCCAATATCGCTCGTACTTAAAAAAAGGAAACTTTTTAAAAGCACAAGTTGAAGATGGGTCATATCAATATTTTGAGATTTACAATATTAAAAAAAATCTGCAGTCAGTTTCAGTGACAGCGAGACACATCGGTTTTATGGCAAATAAGAATTTCATTATTAATTCATTCACTGCTAACGGAAATGGCACGCAAATCATGAACAATTTAAAGGCTGCATTAACGTTTAAGCAACGGTTTAACTATTTGTCGAACGTTGGTACTACACATCAGTTTACAGCCAAGCAGGTTGGCCCAATCGATGCAATCATTGGTTCTAACAATGGTAACCAAAATTTAACAGGTGTTACTGGTGGAGAATTAGAGATGGATAACTTTAATTTGAAACTGGTTAAACAAATTGGATCGGACAATGGCTTTAGAATTGATTTTGGGGTTAATTTGGAAGCTATAGATGAGGACTTTGACGACGAATCAATTATAAATAGTCTCTTTCTTATCGGTGGCGTGCCAGACAATGATTATGACCAAGATAAAGAGCCGATCACGTATGGCTTTTTAGAAATTGCTGGTGTAAATGATAGTAATCGAAGAATTGGAAAACGTGAAAATTCGGAATGTAAAACAGTTGAGGAGCTTAAAGAATGGGGTCAGTCATTGTTTGACAAAGACCGTATTCATGAACCAAAAGTAACGCACACCATTAGCATGGTAGCATTAGAACACACATTGGAGTATGAAGATATTTACGAAGAGCTTTCTTCTTTGCATTTTGGTGATGTAGCGCATGTCAGAGCAAAAGAAGTTGATATTGAAGTAACAGAACGTATGGTTGAATATACTTGGTTCCCAACTTTAGGCAAATTCAAAAATATTGTTTTGGGAAATGATTTATCACTCTACACCTCAACTGCAAATAATCAAACCCAAGAATTGAAACGGAAAATCGACAATAGAACGGAAACATTAGTACAAAATGTTTTAAATGCAACGGCATGGATCACTGGTAATAGTGGTGGGCATGTCGTTTTCCGTCCAGAAAAGGCACCATCTGAAATTCTTATCATGGATACAAATAAAGTTGCAACTGCAAAACGTGTGTGGCGTTGGAATTTAAACGGTTTAGGTTATTCCGACAATGGCGTTAATGGTCCGTTCGGGCTTGCTATGACTTCTAAGGGAGAAATCGTTGCTGACTTTATTAAAGTGGGCATTATTGATGTTAATGTTTTACAAACAAGCTTTAATAAAGCGACAGGCGATGTGTTAAAACTAGTGTCTGGTGCTTTGCAAATTTGGAACGAAAAGACAAAAATCATGGAATTGACCAAAAAAGGTATGGAATTTTGGGATGGGTCAAGTCATGTTGGTACGATGGGAACAAAAGGTAATCCATTTCCGGAATTAACAGATGAAAACGGTAATTCAATCGTCACAGATGGAAAATCATTGTTATTAGTTGGTGATGGTCGGAAAAACTTGATTGGTTTATCAAATGAAACTGGTAGTGGTCTTGCAATATCAGGTACTAGCCAATGGCATTTAGGGAATTTCTTTTATTTTATTGGAAAAGGAAATCCATCAACAATTTTTGTTGATGAAATCAATGCCAAAAAAATACTCATCAATGGTAAAGAAGTTATACCTGGTCAAAATGGCGGTGGTAATGGTGGTGGAACAGGTGGATATCCGCCAGAAGTCACAAGTGATTCTGATAAATTTGCATGGGATTTGTGGAGCTATCTACTAGCTAATGGCTACAGTAAAGCAGCTGCTGCGGGCATACTTGGAAATGTTCAAGGCGAAGTTGGTCCCAATATGAATCCAGATACAGAACAAAATGGCGGTCCTGGTTATGGGTGGGTTCAATGGGACGGATCAGCGTATCCGTTGGTGGGCGCACCAACTTGGAATGGCCGAGAATATGTACAACGCTTAATTGCTGCCGCTGGTATCAAACAAGACTACAGGACTTCATTCGCTCAGGCACAATTGATTAACTGGTGTATGTTCAACGGGCAATGGTTAGGACAAGTAAGTCCATTAACAGTTGATGAATTTAAAGTTGTCAGCTCGCCTAAAACAGCTGCTTATGCGTTTGAATTAAACTTTGAACGTCCAGCTGCAGCACATCCAGAAAGACAAACCTATGCACAAACATGGTATGACAAATTTAAAGATTTGAAAGCTTCTACCGCGACAGGGAAAGCTGGAATTGAACATTTGGAGACCTTAATGGGCAAATGGCTTGGTAATGGGCAATGTTATGCAGTGCCAGCCGAATACTCTGGTTTTATGGGCGGCTGCGGTTTAGGTGCAGGTACAATTTATGGATTGTCCCATGTCATTGGTGATACATCATCGGCTGCAGATATTGGCGAAGCGTACGATTGGAATGCGGTTGGTTGGAAAGTAATCTCAAATCCTACTTATAAAGATTTAGTCGTAGGAGCTATCGTCAATATTAGACGAAGTGGACAATGGGGAACTGGTTGGACAGTAGACCCCGCATATGGTCACACAGGCGTGATTTATGGCTTAGAGAACGGACGTATCCAAACCATAGAACAGAATGCCGAGCAAGGGCAAATTGTCGCAAAATACGACCGTCTTTATTTTGACGGTTCTATTCAATCAATAGTAATACCACCAAAATAGTGAAAGGAGGATTTTTTATGGTTAAATGGCAAGCGACACTAAGTACCACAGAACCTTATAATTATGTCGGCATTATTAATGTCCGTCAGGGGAATAAGAATACAGAAAAATTAGAAGTAAATATCGTAGAAAATGCTTTGCCATTAGATCTAACTAATTGCAAGGTATTTTTTGAATCTGTAATCAGTAATAAATACCCTATTCAGCGGCCAGCAACGGTTGTAGATGCGCGTAGTGGGATCATTCAGTACACTTTTGATGAATATTCTATGCAGTCGCTACATCGCCAAGAAGCTTATTTTACGATTTATAACGGTGAAGAATTAATTGGTTCAACGCAGAATTTTTCTTATTTCGTCATTAAAGCAGCTTCTAAAACAGAAGGTGAAATGGGGTCATACTGGCAGTCAATTGAAGATTTAATAGCGGATATGGCCGCTTTCATTACTGAAAATCAGGGCGATTTTACAGCTTGGATGAACGCTAGAAAAGAAGAGTTTGAAAAATGGCGTAAAAATCAACAAGATACATTTGAAGCTTGGCGAAATGGCCAAGAATCAGATTACCTTTTGTGGTTTGAATCAATCAAAGATATCTTAAAGACGGTCGATCCTGGCGGAACAATGCTAGCTGAGTTAATCGATGCACGTGTGGACGTGCAAGGAGTACGCCACAATTCACTTACAGAGCGCTTGTTAGCTGATATGGACTATTTATATCAGAAACTAGAGAAACGCTTATTTACAAAAAAATACAGTGAAATAAGTACACTTTATTTATTACAAGATGATAACTTTTCTATTAACCATGAAATTCAAATTGTTGGAAATACTGAAAATCCTAAAAATGAAGGAGCGTTAATCATTGCAACAATTGATGATGCCCAGCAAAACACATTCAAGATTGGAAGTGTTATTTAATGGTTGAAATTAAACGAATGATGGAAACCGCAGAAAGTGGTGTTCAATACCAATATTATCCATTAGTTCATGCGGATGGTGTTGTTGGATTAGATAAGTTATTAAAGGGACAAGGGAAAGTAAATTCTGTTAATGGCTATGTTGGCGATGTGATTTTAACGCCTGGCGATTTAGGTTTGCCAAACGATCTCGTGTTGATTTCAAAAGACGAGTATCAGAAGTTAAAACAAATCATTGCTGATTATGAAGCAGGGAAATTAGGCGGTTCTGGTGTTGAATTTGAAAAAGTAGAAGGAGATGGTGAATAGTGCCAGAATTATATGTAATAAAAAAAGATGGCGTAGCCATTGATGTACAAACCAGTACAGCAGGTATTGTTGGTTTAAATGAATTTATAGATGGAAAACTTGGTGATGCTGGAGCAGGTACTGTTTCATCCGTGAACGGCCATGTAGGAGAGGTTATATTAACAGCTTCTGATGTAAAAGCATTACCTGAATCAACTATTATTCCAACTATTCCTGGCAATGCTTCTGCTGAAAAAGACGGTTTGATGTCGAAAACAGATAAAGCAAAACTGGATGCATTACCAGTTTTTACATTTGAAAAGGTGGGTGAAGCTTAATGGCAGATATTTTTCAATTAATTGAAAATGATAAACCCGTTTACATGAAATCTCATGTAGATGGAATTGACGGTATCGAAGAAAAATTAGTAACAAAAGATTTCTATCAAAATGACACGAAGGCACAACGTCAAAAATGGGGTGAGGGTTTAAATTGGATTGCTCACAGAGGAAACAACACAGAATATCCAGAAAACTCAATTCCAGCATTTAAAACAGTTCGCAGACACTGGGGCATTGAAACAGATATTCAGGTCACAAGTGATGGCCAGTGGGTAGTTATGCATGATGACACAGTGGACCGCACAACAAACGGAACTGGTAAAGTATCATCTATGACACTAGCTCAATTTAGAAATTTAAGAATTGACACAGGAGAAAATTTATCTCGTTTGTCAGATGCAGAAAAAACGCCGCCTACTTTCGAAGAATATTTAAAAATCTGTAAAGAATTAAATAAAGTACCAGTTATTGAAATCAAATCTGGAACCTATAGCAAAGCTAATTTTGATTTGTTAAAAGATACGTTGGATCTTTATGGATATGGCGAAGCAAATTGCGTTATTGGTTCATTTGATGCAAATATATTGAACACAATCAGAACCTACTATCCTAATATAGAGCTGCATTACTTTGTTGATGCTATTAACGAAAGTGTAATTACTCAGATCAAAAAAATAGGTGTTCCAGCGGCTGTTAGTTGCTCATATAGTAATTCTAGCTTGTCAACAGCAAATGTTAAAGCATTGCATATGGCTGGTTTTAAAGTTGGTACTTGGACAGTTCCAGAAAATAGTTTTGAAGGAATGAAAAAGCTAGGTGTGGAATATATCACGACCAATTCACTTTCTGGAAACCAAAGATACGCAGTCTTAAGTTACCAAAATGGTTTTCAAAGTAATCAAGGGATTCCGAATGCAACATACGTTGAAGAATTAGTTGGTGGAGGAATCCACATCAATTTTAACGTTGAAAAAGGAACGAATAATCAAAATGATGTGATTGCTACGCTTCCAGAATGGGCGATTCCTATGAAAAGTCAATATAATCCATGCACCATTCGGGTTAGCGCAGCAAATGGAGATGTGAAAATTGGTTCGTTTGATATTCGCGGTCGCATCGTGGCAACTGGTGCAACTGCTGGGACGTTAGCTGTTGGATTGAATTGGAAAGATCGAACCAGTTGGGCCGCTGGATCGGTTGTTTATTCAATTTAGAAATCAAATGAAAGTAGGGGAAATTTTGGAAGAGTTTGTCAAAGGATTATTAACAAATCCAGAGCAAATTTCGTTTGCAGTGTTATTCGTCAGTTTGCTTTTTTGGGTTATGAAACAAAATAATGATCGTGAGCAAAATTATCAAAAAACAATTGATAAATTAGCCGATTCATTAAAAGATGTTGAATCAATTAAAACTACCGTTGAAAAAATCAACGAGAAACTCAACTAAGGTATAGCATGGTGCTATGCCTTTTTGTTTAGGAGGAAAACATGAAAAAATCAATTAAAATGTTATTGACTTTAGTGTTATTGATAAGTTTTGTACCAATGGGTGCCAATGCGTATCAAGTGGAGCAAGACCCGATTAATTTTGGTGGATATTTCCCTGGCTATTCAACTAATGAATTGATTGTCTTACATGAGTCAGGTAATGGGAACAATGTTGGTCCAAACAGTCTAGATAACGAAACGGCCTATATGAAGCGGAACTGGACGAACGCCTATGTTTCATATTTTGTCGGTTCTGGTGGTCGAGTGAAACAATTAGCGCCAGCTGGCCAAATCCAGTGGGGTGCAGGTGCAACAGCGAATGCAAAAGCATATGCACAAATCGAACTCGCTCGAACGAATAATAAAGAAACATTCAAAAAGGACTATGCCGCATATGTAAATTTGATTCGTGATTTAGCTACACAGATTGGTGCAACATTTGACTTAGACGACGGCACAGGATACGGAATCGTAACACATGATTGGATTACTAAAAATTGGTGGGGCGATCATACTGATCCATACGGATATTTAGCACAGTGGGGAATTAGTAAAGCACAACTAGCACAAGATTTACAAACTGGACTTCCAGAAGATGGTAGCGAAGTTATTGTAAACCCAGGTAAGCCTAATAAACCAAAATATAAAGTTGGTCAACACGTTCGTTTCACAACAATCTACAAAAATCCAGATGCGCCAATTTCACAGCATATCAATGCATACACATTGTGGACGCAAGTTGGAACAATTACACAAAAGTTAGACGGTCGTAAAAATTTATATCGCATCGAAAACAGCGGTAAATTACTAGGCTATGTAAACGATGGAGATATTGCGGAATTATGGGAAAATAGCAAACCAACACCAGCTAAAACTTTTACTATCGGTGTTAGTAAAGGCATTGTTCTTCGAAATGGTGCGCCGAGCTTATCAGCACCAGTTTATGGTGTGTGGCCGAAAGGTTCACAATTTAAATATGATTCGGTTCGTGTAGCAGATGGCTATGTTTTCTTAGGTGGAATAGATTCAAATGGAACACGTATTTATATTCCTGTTGGCCCAAATGATGGCAACCCGGACAATACTTGGGGTACTGGATATTAA